GAGAAATACATGGAATTTAAGATATACAATCCGCAGGAAGAAGGATTCCTGAAAGAGATTGACTGGAATTATGAAGAATTAAAAACAGAGATCCAGAAGAAAGCAAACGACTATATGAATCTGGTCTATACAGCAGATCAGATCAAGGATGCAAAAAAGGATCGTGCTAATCTTCGAAAATTTGTAACTGCATTAGAGAACAAAAGAAAAGAAATCAAACGACAGGTCATGCAGCCATACACAGCTTTTGAAGAACAGGAAAAAGAACTGATCGGCATCGTTGATCAAGCGATTGGAAACATTGACATCCAGATCAAAGGATACGAAGAAGCAACACGGCAAGAAAAATTAGAGAAAATCAAGGGAATCTATTCAAAGACAATCGGTGATCTTGATCGCACGGTTCCATTTGAAAAAATCTATAAGGATTCTTGGCTAAATGTATCAACGACATTGAAATCTATCACAACAGAGATCGCAGAGATCAGAGATAAAGTTGACAGCGATCTGAAAGTAATCAATGCAGATACAAGTCCTTATGTTTTTGAAATGAAAGAAGAATATCTGAAAGCTTTTGATCTGAACGCTGCAATGATGAAGAAACAGAAGTTAGAGGAGACCGCCAAGAAGAAAGCCTTATTTGAGGAAGAGCAGAAGCAGAAGGAAGAGCAGAGACAGCAACAGTTAAAAGAAGAAGCGCGGAAAGTGGCATCTGCTGGCGAAAGCAAAGAAGCATCAGAGATGCCAAAAGAACCGGCAGAAGTTCCAAAACCTAAACGTACGGAAGAAAGAACTGTAGCGATTACATTTCGTTGTGTTGTAAAAGAACACAACTTTGATGAAGCGAATGCGAAGATCAGTATTCTTAAGAAAACATGTGAAGAATTTGAAATCATAAGTCAGGAGGAATTATAAGATGGCAGTTGGAAACAGTTTAGCAAACAGACAGCAGAAAACAGGATTAACGGCATATCTTACAAATGATGCTGTAAAAAATCAGATTAATAATGTAGTCGGTGGTAAAAACGGAGATCGTTTCATTGCTTCTATTGTATCTGCAGTACAGGTTAATTCAGATTTACAGGAATGTACAAATCCATCAATCTTAAGTGCTGCACTACTTGGAGAGTCTTTAAAACTCTCTCCATCACCACAGCTTGGACAGTATTACATGGTTCCATTCAGAAACAACAAAAAAGGATGTAAAGAAGCACAGTTTCAGCTTGGTTATAAAGGATACATTCAGTTAGCGATCCGCTCAGGGCAGTACAAAAAACTAAACGTTCTGGCAATTAAGGATGGGGAATTGGTTCGATTTGATCCACTGAATGAAGAAATCGAAGTAAATCTGATCGATGATGAGGAAGTAAGGGAAGAAGCAAAGACGATCGGATACTATGCAATGTTTGAATATACAAACGGTTTCCGAAAAGCTATGTACTGGTCCAAAAAGAAAATGGAAGCACATGCATTAAAGTATTCCAAAGGGTATGCAGCAAAAAAAGGATATGCATTCTGGGAGAAAGATTTTGATGGAATGGCTTATAAGACAATGCTTCGCCAGCTGATCAGTAAATGGGGAATCATGAGCATTGATATGCAGAATGCAATGGAATCTGATATGGCGGTGATCCATGAAGATGGAACAAAAGATTATGTAGATACAGTTTCAGAAGAAAATATTGTAGCAGATCAGGATCTGCAGGAAACGGCAGAGGAAACACCTGAACCAGAAAAACAGGAACTACAGGAAGAAACAACAAAAGAAGAACCACAGCAGTTCTTTAAATAAAAGAAAGGAGCAACACGATGAAACATATTAACTTAGAACAGTTTGCAGGAGGGAAGCTTTCAGTACAGCTCAATAAGGCTTTAGAAAAAGTCACTGAAAACATTCAGGATCCCAACACAGATGCACAGAAGGTAAGAAAGATTAATGTGTCAATCTCTCTTCGTCCAAACGATGAGAGAAATTTTGTATCAACTACAGTTGAAACAAAGTTAAGCCTTGCACCAGAGCTTGGAGCTACAACAGCCCTGAGTATGGGACGTGATCTCCGTACTGGAGAGGTTGAAGCGATCGAGATTTTTAACCAGATTCCGGGACAGATGAGTGTCAATGATGTGATTGATCAGGAAGAAGATGAGCCACAGAAAGCATTTGATCCGGACACTGGAGAAATCTATGAACCAAGCAACAAAGTCATTGATTTAAGAAAAGCAAAACAGGCATAAACAGGAGGTACATAACAATGGATAACACATTTTTAAGAGAAGCAATGGAACATATAGAAGAATTGACAGACAGTGCAAGAGAGCCACATGTTGTAAAAATCGCAGGAAAGACTTATTGCGATAAATCGATGTCACGATATGACAGAGAAGAGTTTGCAGAACCATTGACAGCTACAAGTCTTAATTCTCTGATCGATTATATCAGTGGAAAGAGTGAAGAGTTAAGAGAATCTATGATCGTTCACGTAGAATCTCCAACAAAAGTAAGATTATTATCTGGTCTTACACAGGAAAGAAATCGAGAAGAATTATTCCGCGTAGGTACAAATCCAAATGGTTTTGATTTCGATCATTACTATGATCAGGAAGCATTTGTAATTAACATGCAGACTGCCTTTAAACAGAGTGATGAAACAGAACTGATTCTTTCAGTTGCCGGAAACGTAGAAAATAAAACAGTGGCCAACTATGGAGATGATGGAGTCAGCCAGAAGGCTACGATCACTAAAGGCATTGCAGGAAAAGAAGATGTGATCGTACCGAATCCGGTAACACTTCGTCCATATCGTACCTTCTTAGAAGTAGATCAGCCAAAAAGCAAATTTATCTTCCGAATCAGAGAAGGTTCCGATGGACAGCCAATGTTTAAATTGGTAGAAGCTGATGGTGGCCTCTGGAAGTATGAAGCAGTAGATGCTATCAAGAAATATTTAACAGAGAATTTACCGGGAGAACTGTTGAAAGTGATCACGATCATCGGGTAACAGTTATGGAGACAGTTAGATTTACAGTCCCTGGTGCTCCGAAAGGAAAAGCCAGGGCAAGAACTGTCCGTAGTAAAGGTGGTGGAACATTCTCATATACGCCAGAAGGTACTATGTTATACGAGAATCTGATCAAGTGCTGTTACAGGCAGGAATCAAATAACATCATTTTTAATGACGGACAGCCTTTAAAAGTAACGATCATGGCTTATTATCCGATCGTTAAGAGTACAAGCAAGAAAAAGAAACAACAGATGTTGGAAGATCTTATGTTTCCAACGAAGAAACCAGACATTGATAACATTGCAAAAAGCATTCTGGATGCATTGAATAAATTAGCATAC